GCTTTTTGAAAAAATAAATGTAAAGGAAAAACACAATGAAAAACACAAGCGTTTTGGATAGAAAAGAACTTGAAAAGAAAATGGGTGTTAAATTGGAAAAGGTAAAGAAAGATAACACTAAATTATCCTTGAAAGCTCAAATTATGAGAAAGATAAACGAGAAAGTACATGAAACACTATGCAATGAATTTTCCGAGTACTACAAGGAAATTGAAACCGATGTAATAGTGACAAGCAAAGAAAAAACAACGTTGGAAAGTGTTAAAGGCTATAGATTGTTAATTCCAAAAGAAGATGTACAAGTAGGAACTGAAAAACACAAAGGTTTTAGTGTTGGAAAGCCTACTTTATATGTGGACGGGATTAACACAAATGATTGTTTATATTTTAAAGAAGTAGGTAACACAAAAACAAAATAATCATAATAACATAAAGTAAAAACAAAGACCCTAATCAATTAATTTTGGTTAGGGTTTTTTGTTATCCTAAACATTTATTGAAAACATAAAGGAAAAACACAAATGAAAATTGAAATTGATAGTAAAAAGTATAAAATAGAAAAAACACAAGATGATGGTGTTATTAGAATTGTAGCAATACCAAAGAAAAGGAATTGCAAATATTGTACAAAACAATTTGAAAGTATGAATCAGGGAAAATTGTATTGGAAAGATTCAAATGGATATCAGCGAAGCGATTGGTTTTGTAAAGAACATTATAAAACAATTAGAGATTTATTAATAGAAAACAGATAAGATTTATGGTGGGCAAGTGTTTTCCACTATTGTTGTGATAGTGTTTTTTTGTCCACCAATAATTGAAAAGGAAAAGGAAAAGGAAAAGAATTGTGGGAGCCAATAACTGGTCCAAGTAAGAAGCATCTGTGAAGAAGCATCTGAAATCAGGAATATGTGAGGCTCTCACAGAATTGAAAAGAAAAGGAGAAGTAAATGAAGAAAACAGACAAAAATATAGAAGCGAGACAGCAGAAGCTAGAATGGAAATTAATCAATGTGGTTGAATTTTTTATTGATTGGAAGAAAGACTACAAGGGTACAAAAGAGGGCTGGGATTTAGCAGAAGAATTTATTAATTCGTGGAAGAAGAAAAGCGACACAGGTGGGTTTGCTAATTGGTTCAGAATAAAAAAACAAGATGTTATAGATTTTATTGAAAAGAAAGGAGAAGTAAATGAAGAAAACAGCAAGTAAGAAAACTAAAATAGAAAGTATATGTGATTTGGTAGACTGTTATATTGAAAATGAAATATCACAAAATGAATTAACACACAAGTTAATGAAATTTGTTGATAAGCCAATCATAAGAATATCAGAAATGGAATGGATTGTTCAAGAATGGAAAGATAATCTGTATTTAGAATGTAGAGCAATATGTTTAGACGGAACAAGAGATGAGTGGTGTCAGGTAGAGGATTTGACTGATTTTACTGTTGGTGAATACAATTCATTGGTAGAAGAACTACATAAGCATTATCCTGATTATCCAATTGAATATCTTGAAGGGAGGTTTGTGTAATGAAAAAATGCAAAGTATATCTTGAAAATAAAGCTGGAATGGTGCATGGTATAGAAATATGGGATTATAAAGACAGATATCATGCTGTAGGTAAGGCTGTATTATCATTCCCTCATTTATTTTGTAGGGTTAAAGCAATTAAAGAAAACAATGAAACAGAAAATTTGGAGTATATACATAATGCAAACAAGGAGAGCAAATGAAAGAAAAACAAGTAAAGCTAAATGCAAATGGAATAGTTGCAGACAGAGATACAATTCCAGAGGCATTAGAATATTTTAACAAAATGTTAGAAACAGTACAAGATAATAGTTCAAAAATGGCTGTTCATACAGGATTTAATGTATTTTGGAACACACTAGCAAACAATTACAGAATATATAAAAGAGAGGAAATCAAATGAGTGATATGAATATAATAAACAGAAGAATAGAGATATCAGATGAGTTGATTGAACACCTGTTATGTGGAGCATTTGAAGGAGGTATAACATATTGGGCAAACAATGTAAGCTGTCACGATAGTGAAGATATGAAAAAGGTTGGTGGCTGGAAACACGAATATCTTACAAAAACAAAGAAAAAAGATGCAAAGTTGATTATACACGGAACAGATGGTGGAGAGGTTGCAATGTCAAAGAAATCAATCATTGATGCATTACAGAAAATGGACGACCCAAAAAATGGCTGTACAAAAGCACTTGGAAGAATATTAGATGAAACATATGATGCAGATGATTGTGATATAGTTGTACAGATGGCGTGTTTTGGGGAGGTTGTGTATGGATAGAGAATATTATGAGAGTTTTGAATGGTTTTGGGACAAAATAACATACAACTGTAGAAGTTGCAAGAAAGAAACAGACCATAAGATTGAATTTGAAAGATGTGATGCTTATGGGATATATACTGGATTATATTGTGATGATTGCTATGAAAATGATTATCCATACAAAAAACACAGATACCACGATGAAGCATACTGTGGTGAAAGATTAGAGGAGGATTACTAAAATGGATAAGGGATTAGAGAGAATGGCTGTAGGCTTGATTATAAACAGTGTAACAAGACTACTGCACGAAGATAAACATAAATTTGTAAGCATAGAGAGGCCTGATGGGGTTATTGAAATGCTGTTTATACCAAAGGAGAAAACAGATGTTTAAAGACGATGCATTTGTAGACAGAATAATGAAATTTGAAATCTATGACAGAGTACAGACATTTGAACTGATGTTGGCTATGTTCATTGTATGTGGTGTAGCAGTAATAGTTATAGATATAATAGATGAGATAACAAAGGAGAAAACAGATGTTTAAAGAAGATTGGGGCAACTGTCCAAGATGTAAAAAAGAAATAGAAACATTTCCAGCATTATCAAGAAGGGATAATAGAACAGATATATGCTCGGATTGTGGAGAAGTTGAAGCACTTGAAGATTATTATGGAGAAAGGTGGACTGATAAAATATATTGGGAGGAGAAATAGATGAGTTACGAAACAAATCAATACGAAATAAGAGAACTGATAATACTGAACTTTATTGAATGGTATGCATCAGAGGAAGAAGATAGAGAGCCTTTAAGACAATCTATGCAACTATACTTACAGCAAGAAATATGGATTGAATTAGAAGGTATGGAATTAAAACAGATAGGTCAATTTATTAATCTTAAAGATGATGGTGTTGCTGATGGATTAGAGTTAGATTCAGAAACAAATTATCTAAACAATAAGGAGAAAAATAAATGAAGATAATAATAACAACAATAGGAATAATATTTATTCAGTCAACAGATATATATGATTCACACACGAGACAGGATAGATTTTCACAAACAATGACATATATAAGACAGGAAGATATTGTTTCTATAAAAGCAGACAAATACATAAAAGGTGGAGAGTTTCAGTTTCATATGACAAACACAATGACAGATAGTGTTGGTGTTAAGCCAGTTGTAGTTAACTGTTATACAGATAAAGAATATGAAGAAACATTCAGACTGTTACTTAAACACTTGGAGAAAATGAAATGAAGTGGACTGATAAAAGAGTAAAGGAATTTATAAAGATAGCAACATCAGGTTCTTGGGGCGATTACAGTGGTTGCATCAGTCTTGATTCAAAGATGAAGAAATTCAAAAAAATAAAAGGAGGAAGAAATGGAAGTTAAAGAAAAAGACTATCAGTTAAGTGATTTAGTCATTGATGCCTGTGCTATATTTGATGAAGAAGCAGAGCATTATGATGAACACGATGATGCTGTGCATGAAATTGCAGACGGAGCTATTCCTATATACTATTGGGACATTGCTCAATATGCAGCGTACAACCATTGGTTAATGACAGAGGTTCCAGAAATAAATTCTAAAGGAACTGCACATGACCAAATACAAGCAAACATATATCAATATGTTGTTGAGGGACTGTATGAGCACATAGAAGAAAGAAGAAAAGAAATAGACAGAAAAAACAAACAAATAATAAATAAGGAGAAGTAAAATGCAAAACGTAAACATAATAACAATAGAGAAAAATATACCGATACCACCAGTGGTTTGGGAGAGAGCAAATCCAGAGAAATATAATTTTATACATTCTATGGAAGTGGGTGATAGTTTCAAAGTAAATGGAAACACACCTAATTTTTTTCCAACTACTGTAAGGTCTCACATATATGGAATCAATAGCAAGGGTAAAAAACAGTTCACTATTAGAACATTAGAAGGCTGTTCACAAAATCCTACAGCAATAAGAGTTTGGAGGATAAAATAATGAGAAGAAGAATAAACATAAAAACAGCAACACTTGATGAACTTGAAGAAGAGTGTATGGAACTTATGGGAACACCATATGGACACAACATGATTGGGATAATCTGTAATGTGGTGGAAGATAGATTCGGCAAAGAAGATGCTGAAAGACTATTTAACTTTTATCAAATATAAGGAGAAATAAAATGGGAATGGATGTACACGGATTAAATCCGAAACAAAACAAAACTCTTGAAGAGTTTCCTATATTGAAGAAGTACAAGGAAATGGATTTCAAGGAAAGATGGAAGAAGTTAGACTCTGATGATACGCTTCAAAAAATGTATTGGAAGGAACAGACAGATTGGGAAGAAGCAAATCCTGGAGTATATTTCAGAAACAATGTGTGGTGGTGGAGGCCTCTATGGAACTACTGTTGGTATATAGCTGAAGAGCTACTTGAAAGAAACCTTCGAGTAAAAGAATATGGGACAGATGAGGATGGTGATACTGACTTTGAGAAATATGAATGGAAACCTGCAATATACGATGAGGGACACGGAAATAGCGGAGTGGGTTTAGATGCAGAACACGCAAAGGAGCTTGGAGAAATGCTTATGGCTACTGTCGCAGATGGTTCTGCTCTTCAATATCAAGCAGATTATATGCAAATGCTTGAGGACATGCCACTTGAAACCTGTACATATTGCAATGGGAATAATAGAGGACACAACAAAATGAAAGATTGTAATGTGTGTGGAGGAACAGGCAAGGTAAAGAACTTCAATACACAATATCCGTTTGATGTAGATAATGTTGAAGAGTTCGCTAAATTCTGTATTGAAAGCGGAGGATTTGAAATATGCTAACAACTAAAAAGATGATGGCCGACCTTAACAGACTAACAGATGGAGATAAATTTGTTTGTGATGTTTGTGGGTCTGATAAAATAACAGAGAAAGTATGGGTAGATGTGAATAATTATATCGTACTTAACGGAGAAACATATTGCAAGTTTGACACAGAGGTTAACGATGAATCGTTTTGGTGTGGAGACTGTTATGATTTAGCACTACCAACAACAATAAAAGAATATAAGGAGAGAGAAGATGCCGAACAGAAAAGCGAAAGAACGAAAGATGGCGAGAAAAAGAAAGAATCTTGAAATAAAAAGATGGAAACGACAACAGAAGAAACTGAAAAAGGAGAAAAATGATAAATAAAGTAAACAAAAAGGATGTTATGGATGCAATAGATTATTTTTTTGTAGAGGGTTTTATTGATGAATTAACAACAGATAAAAAATACTACACAAAAGTATTACTAAACAAAGTAGCAAACGATTATAAGATTAAATTAGAATGGGAGGAGTAATGAAATACAGAGATATTGAAACAATAATAAGTATTCTCTCTACAACAGAAGGGTTGGGAGAAGCAGAATTTCGGAAATATAAAAAACTGATACTTGATTTAGTCAGGCTATCAGGATATTATATGGAAGAAAAAACAAGGGAGGCATAAATGGAGTGGGTTGTTTTCCTAGCAGTAATATTATTCGGAGTATTACTTGATATAATTTTTAAAAGATAAGGAGAGTAAAATGAACAAAAAAAGTGTAGTATGGCCAGTAGTCTCATTAATTATCATATGGGCATCAATAAATACTCATATGATTTTAGAGGCTGATAAAGATAGTAAAAAAATAACAGAAAAAAACAAAGAGACTGAAATTCTCATGAAAAATATGGTACATGAGATTAAAAGAGAATATAGGAAATCAAAGAATCTTTTAGTAAATTCTCAAAAATGTAAAGATACAGACTTTGACAGAATCTTTAGAGAGCAAAGAAACATCAAGGGAAGTGGAAAAACATTTCTGTTTAACGGAAAGAAATACACAACTGATTATTTGGAGGAAAAATAATAATGTTGAAAAGTACGGCTAAAATCGTTAAATTGCTGAAAGGGTTACCAAAGTATAGGGTAATCAATAATAATCGATTTATGAGGCAATTAAACGCTAAAATAAGGGAGTTTAAAAATGGACGACTTGATAAAAGTTCTGATTGAGCAAGATACAAGGGAAATTTCATCTGTTTATATCAGAGAGATTGCTCTGTTAATGGAAGAAGTAGAATCACTGAAAATAAGAATAAAGGAACTTGAAAATGGCAAAACTAATTAAAGACATTGAAGAGTGTTTTAATATTCTGAAAGATGTGAGACGAGTGTTCAGCAACTTGAGTGGAGACTCTGTTGTTGAGCGCTCTGAAATGCACAGAATATGTATGAGGATTGATAAACTAATTGAGGAAAAATAAATGGACGTTGTAATTATACTAATAATAACAGTATGTTCTGGGTTTTTTATGGTAATGGCTGTTTATAATCTTATTGAAGCGATACGTGAGACACATGAGGAATTAACTAAAAGAAAAAATAAAATAAAGTGAAATATATCTTGATATAATGATTTATATAATTTATATTTTATATATTACAAAGGGGAAAATATGAGTAATAATACTAAAACTATTTGCATACAGAATGTAGATGTTGAATCTTGGAAACAGTTTAGAGGCAGAGCATTAATTCAAGGCTTTGATTCGGGTTCTGATTTCATAAGGCATCTCATAAGTGAACATGCAAAAGGCAAGAATGAAAAGTAACAGTCCTGTAGATATAGAAAAAATCTACAATGATTACCTTGATAACAAACAGGAAGAGAATTATATAAATAGATACGAAGGGAAGGAGCATTTTTATCACGCAAGTGGTGCAGGCTCTTGTTCAAGAAAGTTATATTTTGAATCTGTTATGCAAGCAGAAGCATCGGAAGATATGGACAGCAATACAAAAAGGCTTTTAAGACTTGGAAATGTTGTTCACGATGATATTCAGCAATCTCTAGAGATATATAATAGAGATATATATAATAGAGAATATAATAATCAAGATAAAGAAAAAGAAATTAATAATAAAGAAAAAGTTTTTAAATTTCATACCGAAGGAGAGATACAAATCGAAGAACTAAAAGTTAGAGGGTTCTATGATATTGTTGCTGAAAAGAAAGATACAGAGGTTTATCTGTATGATATCAAAACTTGCGCATCATATTCTTGGTCAATGAAATTTGGTCGAAAGAAAAACTTTAATCCGTCTATCCATTATGAACTGCAATTAGGTACATATGGGTATGCGATTAAGCAACAAATGGGAAGACTTGATGGTATGTATCTGTACTACTATAACAAGGACAATTCAAGGATGAGATGTGTAGAAGTACCGCTTACATTTGTATCAAGAGCCTATTTGTTTTGGAGAAACATAAACGATGAACATGAACAAGGACTACCACCCTTTAGAAAAGGCGTTTCTCCAGTTCAAGATTGGCAGTGTAAATATTGTCAATTTAACGGGGTGTGTAATCCACCAAAATAGGAGAGTGAAATGAGCAAAACAACACAAAACACATTCACGAAACTCTTCAAGACAGACGTAAGTAAATACGTTAAACAAAAAGGTAATTACAATTATCTGTCTTGGGCATATGCAGTACAAGAACTGAAAAAAGCTTGTCCAACTGCTAGGTGGGGTGTAACAAAAGCGGAGGATGGTTCTCCATTCTTCAAAACAGAATGTGGTTATTTTGTGGAAGTATGGGTTGACGTAGATGGTTTATCTTTGTCACAAGTACATCCTGTGTTAGATAATAGAAATAACCCAATCGAAAAACCAAATGCTTTTCATATAAATACAAGTTTACAGAGAGCTTTAGCAAAAGCTATTGCATTACACGGACTTGGATTATATATATTTGCAGGTGAGGATTTACCAGAACCTGATGCATTGACTCCAAAAGAGGAAGAAGAGTTACTTGCATTAGCAAAACCTTTAGGTGAAGAGTTCTGTAACGATTTACTTGGAAAGGTAAGGCAGATGGAAATAAACGCACATAACATTGATGCGTGTATTGAGCGATTAAACAACATGAAAAAAGAAATAAAAGACAATACAAAAAAGGAGGCTAAAAATGGCTGATGTAAATGATGTATTTGGAGATATAACTAAAAATCAAAGTTATTATAATCCAAAAGATAAAAAGAAAAAGAAAGAGTACACTCCTTACACAAAAGGAGAGTATCTTTGCCATATCATTGATGCAGAATCAAAAGTAGTTGATGTTGGTAAAGGTAAACATAGAGCCGAGTTATTCACTTATACTGTAGAAGTAGCGGATGAAAACAGGACTCAAGACTTCCAATATTCTGATATTAACGGAGATAGAATAAGAACAAAAGGAGACGTTTATATAGGATATAAGTTCAAAGGAAAACTTTGGAGGTTTTTAGAGCCAGGAGAAAAGGATACTTTTTCTTCAAACTCTTCTGGAAATGCTAATTATATGCGTTTCTGTGAGACTATAGGCATAGAAAAAGTGATGGAGAAAAAGGAAATAAACGGAGAGGTTATAGAAGTTCAACTACTCCCTTCATTATCTCCAAGTGAGATGCTTGGTAAGGCTGTTGTTGCGTTTGTTGATTTAGGCAGACCTTGGACAGACAAAGAAGGCAAAAGAAGACAATTCTGGGATTGTAAATTCTGTAAGCCTTGGAAAGATGGAAAAGATAAAAAGGTAGGAGAAGGAAATGACTCTATTCCGTTCTAAATCAAAAGTAGGAAAGGGCAAGAGGCTCTTAATAAATGTTCTGTATAAACTTGGTGTTAAACCAAATAAATTAGTTTCTTTGATGGGAGTATCAAGAGCGACTATATACAGACATATTTCTAGGTAAAAACAATGGAGGGCAGTATTTCTTCACATCGCAACACAACTATACTGTCCTCCCACTCCCAAAGATTTTTGATATTTTGAGAACCAACACTTGCCAATCGCATGAAACAGGGCGTTCAACGAACCGTGGTTGAGGTTCTCAATATTTAGGGTAAACACACGACAGCGGTGTTCAGCTGTATAAATCGTTGGTGGTTTAGAAATCTTGATGCACAAGGTTAATCTCTAGTTTACCCTATAATTTTAATAATAAAAAGGAGAAGTAAATGGGTAGAGCAATAGATATGGAAAAAGATATTGATATGCTAAAAATGAAAGTTGAAAAGCTTGAAAATACTGTAAGAGGAATGACACATACAATAGATGAAATAGATGAAAAGGCATCGAAGACTAAAAAGGTAGATTTGGTTGATGATGTAAAAACAGAGGAGGAAGATGTCAAAAAAGAAGCCGACAATAAGACAAGTAGCAACAGCGGTAAACGAAGCAATGCAAAGAACAGAAATTCTAAAGGAAAGACTGATTCAGATGGAGATAGTTCTAAGTAGCTATATAGAATTTAAGAAAGATGACAAAAAACTTGGAAAATTCATTGAGAAGAAAGCTACTGAGTCTACTAAAGACAGAGATTCAGAGAGTGTATCTGACAACGGATGATAAAATGTTTCTTGATGTTGAAGATGCTCTACAGCACGAGGAATCACTAGAAAAAAAAAGAGCAATAATAAAAAAAAAGGAAGAAACAGTGAATAAGATAAATGAACTATTTCTCAAGGTTCTCAATAATAATAACTGGGGACTTTACTTCAAGGGAGAGCCAATGCAATCGATACCTATGAGTGATGGTGGCAAGGTATATAAAGTGAATGAAGTCAAAGTCGAACAAGTGTATGAAGAGATACAGAAGGAGATAGAATCAGATTGGCAGAAGCAAAACGAACAGACGAACAACAAGTCATCGAATGGTTAGAAGAGGATTTAGCCTACTATAAAAAGAATATAGGTAAATTAACCGAATTTGATGTTTTAATAACAGAAGATTTAATTGACTTTGTGACTGTAAAATTAAGGAAATTGAAGGAAAGAGAAAATGATAATAATGGGAGATTGTCTAAAGTCTATATCTAAAATAGACAAAGGCAGTATCCAATCAGTTATTACATCACCTCCATATTGGGGTCTTCGAGACTATGATAATGAAAATCAGCTAGGACAAGAAGACACTCCAGAGGAGTTCGTGTCTAAATTAGTAGAAATATTTAGTGAAATTAAGCACGTTTTAAGAGATGATGGTACTGTTTGGGTAAACATAGGGGATACATACTTTGGAGCTAAAGGCGGTCATTTTGATAGCGACAACAGTATAACAAATAATGTTAGTGGTTCTGAATTTAGGATGCAAAGAAAAGCGCCGCCAAAACATAAATATTTAAAAGTAAAAGATTTATCTGGAGTTCCTTGGATGTTTGCATTTGCTATGCAGAAACAAGGATGGTATTTAAGACAAGATATAATATGGCATAAACCAAATCCTATGCCCGAAGCTGTTAATGATAGGATGCAAAAATCACATGAACATATTTTCTTGTTCTCTAAAAAGAAAAAGTATTACTTTGATGCTGAAGCTATAGGTATTAAAAAGAAAGACGGAGAAGGATGGGTAAGAAGACAGGATGTATGGGATATACAAACATCAAGTTTTCAAGGTGCTCATTTTGCAGTGTTTCCTGAAAAGTTACCTGAACTTTGCATTAAAGCCTCAACAAAAGAAAATGACATAGTTCTTGACCCTTTTATGGGAAGTGGAACAACAGCATATGTCGCCCAAAGGTTAAGTCGTAAATGGATTGGTATTGAACTAAATCCAGAATACGTGAAAATAATAAACAAACGAACTGCTCAACAAGAGCTGTTTTAAAATAGGAGAAATATATGGGAGTAGAACCGTATGATAGAGATACGGAAAATGTTGTATTGGGTTCAGTTATATTTAATCCTGATGAGTATGATAATATATCTAAATACTTTACAGACATTGAAGTTTTCTATCAGCCAAAAGCAAGACTGTTATGGAAAAAAATAACAAAAATGAAAAGAAGTGGAGAGAAGATAAGTTCAGTAACTGTTGCATCTACTATAACAAAGCAAGATATAAAAGAGGGAGTGGATAATCTTTATGTAGCTGATTGTGTGGGTGTTGCATGTGTGGATGGTATGGCAACTATATATGCGAATAAGGTATATGAAAAATATCTAATGAGAAAGATAATTGTTAAAAGTGAAAAGATAAAAGAAAGTGCATTAGCAAATTCAAGTAATATATATCCAGTAATAAGCGAGGCTCATAGTCTGTTTGGAGAGTTACTTAATTCACGTCCATCTGTATCTTCAGATATTGAAGAAGTAATAAGCGATACTCTTGAATCTATGAATAACAAAGAATCAAAATTGATAAAAACTGGATATGATAATTTGGATAAGTTTTCGGGTGGATTGACAAGAGGGGAGATTACAATTGTTGGAGGAAGGCCAGGACACGGAAAAACAACAGTATTAATTAATATGTTAGCGAATGTTTTGGATGCTGGATATAAAGCAATGTTTTTTAGTAGGGAGTTGCCTAATTCGGAATTACTTAAAAAGATTATTTGTTTAGAATCGCAGGATTTATCTTATTCAATGGTAAGAAAGAATGTGTTTACTGAAAATGATTTAAAAATAATCAATGCAACTCTTTCACAAATCAAAAAGAAGTATGGTTCAGATAGATTCTTAATGTTTGATAATGTTAGGGATTTTGCTGTGTCAGCGGGAGAGATTAAAAAGTTTAAACCTGATATTATATTTGATGATTATATTCAATTAATATCATACGAAGGAAAAGAAGAACAAAGGCGATTACAGATAGAGCAATTAGTTAATGATTATAAATGGTTAGCTAAAGAAACAAATGCAGTTGTTGTTCTTGCATCACAATTAAATAGAGGTGTTGAATATAGGAATCCAAAATCTTATGAGCCTCAACTATCGGATTTAGCTGAAAGTGGCGCAATTGAACAAGTAGCAGAGAATGTGTTTTTTACTTATTATGATTATAAAGTAAAAGGAGAAAGTGGTAAAGGAAAAAATGTCCTTACAATATCAGCAGGTAAAGTTAGGTATGGAGATTCAGGAACCGTTGATTTAGGATATATGGGAAATAAATGTAAAGTATATAATTCACCAGAGGAGATATTAGATGACAAAATCCCGTTTTAAATATATAGGAGTTGACCCTGGAGTTAGTGGGGGTTTAGTAGTAATACAAGAAGATGGATTTATAACCGCAGAAAAATGTCCAAAGAAAGTTGTAGATATGGCCGCAGTATTTCAAGCGGCGGTAGGTAACACAGATACGGATAATGTGAAGTTCTTAATGGAAAGAGTGTGGGCGAGACCAAACAATGCGTCAAGTAGAGCATTTACATACGGAGTTAATTATGGTCAATGGCTTGGAATCGCAGCATCACTTGAAGTCAAGACATATACAGAGCTTCCAAATAATTGGATGAAATGGTTCGGCTGTCCCAAGGGAATGATATCAAGAGACAGAAAGAATTGGCTCAAGGATAAAGCAAAAGAACTGTATCCTCAATTAAAGAAAATAACATTAGCAACGGCTGATGCTATACTGATAGCACATTATGCAAAAGAGGAATATTTCAATACACAAATATGGAAGAAGCATTTCAATGAGTAAAAGTAGAAAAAAGTTTGAAAGAATACAGAAAAAGAAACAAGCGAATAAAGATAAGAGCGAGAAGAGACGTTTAAAAAAGCAAATAAAAAGATTGATAGAAACAAACAAAATATCAGAAGCTGGTTTTCTTATACAAAGATATAAAAATAAGTTTGGAGATTTAAGTGAACGGTAAAGGAGATAAACAGCGAGTAAGATGGAGCAAGAAATACGCTGATAATTACAATAAGATATTTAAGAAAAGGAGTAAAGATGGCAAGAACAATGAGCGAAGAGCAAAAGAAAAGAACAATGATGGCTGTAAAAAAAGCAACAAAGAAATACAAAAATCCAAAGGAAAGAGCAAAGAAATTACGTGATGATAGACAGAAAAGATTGAAAGAATGGAGAAAGTGGTTTTAAGTGATAAAATTAACAGATATTTATAACAAATTTGAAGGTAACCTATACATAGAAAAGGGGGGTAGATGGATGCCAATAACTGAAGGATATTGCAAAGAGTTTGACCTCGATTTAAAATTCGGGAAGATGGGAGAAAAGTTTACTGAAGAAGTATTTGAAGGTAAGTCTCTTGTAGAAACAAAAACAGAAAGAGATATATGGAAATCAACAGGAAATTTAGCATTTGAAATAAGATATAAAGGACAGCCATCAGGTGTGTCAACAACAGGCTCACATATATGGATTCACTTATTGGCTTATAATAACGAGATTTTAGGGGGATTTATTTTTAAAGTACCCAAGTTAAAGCAAATGTTAAAAGAGGCCGTAAGGGGCAAAAGAGCTAAAATGGTGATGGGTGGCGATGATAATATGAGTCAAATAATACTTATGCCGATGAATGATTTAAAGGAATTTTATAGTTCTGTTATTTGATTTTAAAGAACTCTGGCAGAAATTTAAAATCTTTATGAATTTTGATTCCAAAACTATTAAGGTCTTTCTCAAGATTGTTTTCTTTTAGATATTCAACAATACTTTTTTCTAATAGTTCTATTCTTTCTGCATATAAATCTTGAAGTTTAGGAACAAGTAAATAAGAAGGTCTTTCTTTGGGTGGTAGATGCATACTATTTCTATCTAAATACTCTTTGAATCTTAAAGCTTTTTTAAGTTGTGTTTTTTTACCTTTTTTATCTTTAGCGGTTATCAGCATTTTGCTTTTATTCATGTTTGTCAACATTGTTTGATGTTGTTTAACAGCCTCTTTCATTGAATTTGTAGCAGATTCTTCAGGATTATTTCCACGTGTAATAATTCCACTTTCTGTTATTCCTTTATAATGATAGTTGTTTGCTCTTATAAACATTGTCATCATATACCATTTCCCTAAAGAATTTCCAAATAAATCCTCATCATATCCAGAATTAAATAAATCCCTAAAAGCTCTGTTTGATGGACTTTGAGAAAATGTTATTTCAGTGCTATTTTCTTCTACAATTTCATCTGCATCTTCAATCTCTTTCATCATATTTTTGTATTCATTGTTAAGTTTAGCTGTGAGGTAAGCATAAGAATCTTTTGAAACTAAACCCTTTTCTCGTAATTTATTTATACCATTAAATAAGCCAGTAGCACCTGTCATTAAATCTTCAATAGTTTGAGACGTATATTTTTCTCCTTGTGCCCAAGATAATAAAGTATTACCAGTCAATGCTACAGTTGAAAGAACAGATGGATAAATTGAATTTCCTAATCCTTCAAAGAAATTGCCTTCATATAAATTTGTATTGAAAAATTCCGATGCTAATCCAAGAAATTCACCTTTCCATAATAAGGTTTGTAAGTATTTCCAAAATGATGAATTTTTATCAGGCATAGGTGTTCCTAATACTTTATCATAAAATTGTAATAACACCTCACCAGAAACCATTGTTCCAAGTCCAAATGCGATTAATCTAAATGGGCTTCCATTTTTTAATGCTAATTTTCCGTTTTTATAGGTGTTCACTGAAGCTGCATAAGCCATTCTTTTATAAAGTAATGCTGATTGAGCTAATGGTTTAGATGCCCAGTCTGGCATGAATATATCAATTGCTGCACCTTGTGTATTTATATGGGCATATGTATTCATCTTCTGATATAAATTATCAATAGCTCTTTTGTTTATACCAGCTTCTTTTGCACTTAATGCTTTAGTTCCTTTCATTCCAACTTTTTTAAATAATTGTATTTCAGCATCAGATAGCTTATAAAGTGTTTTGAGAGTTCTTACAGCATTTTGATAGCTTCTAGATGTCTCAGGCATACTAGCAAGCCTGTCTGCTAAATGAACTTGTTGTCTTTTACTTGCCAATACAGAAACATATCTATTTAAGTTTTCACTTGGCTTCATTAAACCAGCTCTAAAGAAACCTTTATCAAGAACTTTGTCCATTTTTCCAAAAATACCACTAACATCAAAATGTTTCATTCCTATTTCTGTTGCTCCTGTTCCTCTAACGAAAGCTCTATTGTCTTTATGTATAGAATCGAAAAGGCCTCCCCAAAAATATTTTGTTCTCCAAGCAAGCATAGATTGAGTACTTCCTATAAGAAAGTTTTTCAAACCAGATGTTGGAAACGATAATCTTAATTTTGCTAATGATGATGTCAGTTTTCTTGTAAACCTGATACCACCAGGATAATCTGTAGATTCCCTATTTATTTTTAAATGATTTTTAAGATGTCTATCAACCCAGTCTCCTAAATGTTTATTTTTTCCTCTAAGCTCTGTGATTAATCTTTTTTCTCCAGTAATATTAAAACCTTTTATTTTTACAAATTCAGGAAAAAATTCAATATTTGCTAAAAATTGAGCTTGATTAATTGCATAATCTTTAGTTGTTGGGTCAAATCTTGTTTCATATACCTTAACTCTTTTTCCATCTATTGTTAAAAACTCTGGAAGTTTTACATGTCTTTCTTTAAGAAAAGATGGAGAATATTTTCCAGGATTAAAGTCAAATAGTTCATAGAGTTCTGAATGAGCAATAGAACGTGCATCTTCTCTTAACTCTATTGCTTTATTTGCTAGTTTTTCTTTAGTTGGATTTTCTATTTTTCTTTCCTTGAACCACCTTTTTGCTAACCTAAAAGAAACAGCATCGGTTTGGTCGTCTACCAATTTTTCAAAATGTTTTTCCGATGGTCTGTAATGTTCTTTGAACTCTCTTGTTAACCTTCTTTGAACATACACATTGTTTTTCTCACTAATCCAATTAATGTTTTTATCATTCATAAATTTTTCAAATTCGGCTTCATTTAGTATCTCTCTTAATATACCTTTATCGCCAACAAGTTGGTCTTTGTAATATTTCATTAATTTTTTATGCTCTTTAACAAGCATTCCTTCTTTTGTATTTTTAGGAGTCCAAGTTTTGGTATCAAGAGCATTATTTATAAATTCTTTTTCAGCTGGTTTAAGCCATCCGTTATCTTTTCTTTCCATGTATCTTTCTTTATCGAAAAGGTACATCATGTCTCTTATTTTACTCCATTTTGGTCTTCCAAAAGCATTTCTCATATTTCCTTCAAATACTTTAAATTTACCAATATGTCCTAACATTGCAGGCACATGTGAGTTTAATTTATCTGCTAATGTTGTTAGGCCAAGTCCTTCAATAACGTCAATTACTGGCATTCCATATTTCATTTTAGATAATTTTGTGAATTTTGCAGCAACATCTTGATTCACAATACCTTCTGATATTTGCCTATCAATCCAAGATTCATTTTGCTTAACATCATCCATTGTATTTAATATATTAATAAAGTCTTTCATTTGCTCTGAACTTGCAGAAAAAATCTCTCCATCTTTAACATTTAAATTTTTCAATATCTGTTTTCTTTCTGCTTCTGTGATGTTTTTAACTAATCTAAGATTTTCTGAATTTTTATATAGCTCAAATTTTTCATGTTTTGTAATAGCCATATTAATCATTCTTTTATCCATTGAATTTATTGTTGCAACAAACTGTCTCATTTCAGGAACTTCAGTTTTATTTGTGAGCTTGAAGTTTTCTCCTAATTCAGCTATTTCTCCAATCCAGCGTATAATATCTTTTTGTTTTGATTCGGGAAGTTTGTTTTCTTTGAATAACTCTCTTACCATAGATTTTGTATATTTATAAGCAGAATCTTGAGTCATAGTATCGGGCATTATTTTATATTTTATTTGCCCTTTAGCAAATTGAACACCTTCTGTTGAAAACCCTCTTTGTATTCTTTTTGCTAATACTCTTGCAATATCATTGAAATTACCTTTACCAAAAGCCACTTTGATTCTTGAAACTAATTGTTTTACAAAATTTCCTACTTTAGTTACAAAACCTTTTGAAAATTCAATCCTTGATGCCTTGCCTCCAGCAATATCAGATAAAAATTCCTCAACATCTCTTCCTTTATTCTTTCTTTTCCAGCTTCTATATTCTTTGGTATTTACTGCAAGTTTTTCTCCACGCTGAATTAACTTCATTAAGCTTTTATTATTTGATGCTTCTGCGAATTGTTTCAATCTGTGCATATTTTCATGATAAAAATCAGCAGGTTGCCATAATCCTTTTTGTAATTTTATTATTCCTTCAGAAAATTCACCAAGAACTCCTTTTTCAAGACCTATTCTTTTAAGAGATTCTTCAGTCATATTATTTTTCTTCATAACTTTTTCAATGAATTTATCTCTCGCAGCTTTATCTCCTTTGGTTTTAAATATTACTTCCTCAGGGAGTCGTTCTGCTTGTTTTTTCTTTTTAATAACAGGAGTCCCCTCTGTTTCATATTGCTTAGTTGCAATCTCTGAAGTCCCCCTTCTGGCTGCACTTTCTTTGGTCTCACTATCTCCTTTAAATAATGCTCTAAATACTCTTCCATATTCTCTTCCTTTGCCCATCGGAGAGGGAACACCATCAATTCTTAATTCTACTTTTGTTCCACTATTATCAGATAGCCATTTAGTAAATGCGTTAAATTCTTTTGCAGATTCAAATGGGAATATTCTATCATCAGCTCCTTTGTTATTTTTCTTAGCATATTTAATTAACTTTCTTGCAAGAGATTTATCTACATATACACTTACTTTTTGAGTAGCACCTTTTTGTTTACTTCTAAAAATTCTAATTTCACCAGTATTGGGGTTTACATGCTTAACTTTCAAAAGAGTCATTTCAGTAGGTCTAACCTCTCCTAATAAAGCTGTTTTTATAGCGAGTTCTGCTCCTTCTTTTGATATTGTTTTAGCCTCTCCACCTTTTAGTATTCTTCCTTCAGGATATTTTTTTGTTTTTACTTTACCACGTTTTTCAGCAATAAATTCAATAACATCGTCTGCTTTTGTTTTGACATAATCAATCCATTTATCAAAACCTTCTTTACCACCTTGTATTGTGATTTTTTCTCCAGTTCTTGTAGGGATTTTACCTATTTTAGCTACGATGTTATCACCGACAATTTTATCTAATTGTCCAAATTTAAATGATTCATTTAATGAATCTCTTATATAGTTTGCTTTCCTATAAAAATCTTTTATTTGTTTATCTGAGTATTTTTCTTGTAATTTAATATGAGTTAAATCATATACATCTGCTCCAACTCGCTCTTGTATATAATCCCTACCAAGATTTACAAGTTCATCAGCAGTAAGCTCGTGTAAATTTCTCTTATATTTTTTTTGAATATATTTAGCAAGTTTGTTTGCTTCTTTTGCGGCTCTTGTATGATATCTATTTTTAGGTAATCTATCCAATATATAGGTTAATATATTCTTATTTACATCGGATATTCCTGATAATTCTTTTGTGCCCTTAATATCTTTTTTTAGCAATTTTTCTTTTAATACTATGTTTTCAATTTCTGGATAAGTTCTCCTTCCAGTAATTTTACCAGCAATAGTATCAGCTATTTTTTCTCCTTCTATTTCTGCAAGTTTTTCAGCTTTTTTATCTTTACTTTTCTGTTGATTAAATATATCTTCAATAACTTCTTTTCTATTTTTAATCTTGTTTGCTTTAGTGTATTCAAAGGCAACACCCAATTCTTTTGCTTTTTCGGCTATATATTCAGGAGTCCATGTTTTTGATGCAATAGCTTGTTCTCTTGTTTTTCCACCTATAATGGTTCTTTCTCTAACCACAGGTTCAATTGCATTAATCTTTGATTCAGCTCCAGTAGTCCCATCAGAGCCATAAATACCACCATTCACATATTCGTTTACAGCTTCCCTTGCTTCAATTTGAATATCATGAATACTTTTTAAACTTGCTTTAAATTGGGTTAATTGAGAATCATTTGGATATTCTCCATAATATTCCTTATATACTTCTTTTAATTTAGCGGTATTATTTTCAACTAATAAATCTGCAATAATTCCAGTAGTACCTAAACTATATATATTTGAAAGTTCTGCGTGTTTTGCAACTTCTTTATTTTGCCTACTTCCTAATACTTGTGCCTTTTTACGATATTCTGGGTCTCTAAGTTTTTGATTGATTTCTTGTATAAATTCAATATCTTTTTTAGCTTGAGATAAGCTTACTTCCAAGTTCTTTTCTTTTATATATAAATCTGTACTTAAATCACTTAAATCTTTTGGAATTTCTTTTGTTGATTTTAGAAGGTCATTTTTGACATTTTCAATATGCGCTTTTGTACCTTTATTTAATTTTGAATCTACTTCAATTGCTGATTTTATAAATTTGAATGCTTCTACTTTAGGTGATTCTGCAAATCCTCCAAATAGCCTCATTCCTCCAATCATTGTTGCATTTGATATAGCGTGTCCCCAAAACTCAGCAGGATTTTTAAATATAGATGGAGCACCCTCGTGTCCAAACACAGATGGAAGAGACGTAAATAATAAAGCTTCTTCTCCAACTCTTGTTACTGGATGGGATGCAATAATCGCAGCGTTCCTTGCAGCCGTTCCTTTTTTCATAAATGCATTAGCATATCCATATAGAGGGCCCATTATTCCATTTGTAATGCCACCTGTTAATGCAAATAAAGGTAAAGAGTGAAGAAATTCATCTGATGCTACTTTCAAAGCATTGTTTATATTAACTTTTCCAACACCTATTTCTTCTCCGTTTTCATTTAATTGAGTTTCAGACATTCTCTGATTTGCTACATCTCTTGTAAGAGCATGCGCTGCTACGAAGCCAGAACCACCTATACCAAGATTTACTGCATTTTCTACTGCTTGTTTAGCAAATACTCCAATTTTAGGTGTTTTAGCTAAAAGAGAGCCGAATATTCCATTTTTTATATATGCATTTGCAGTAGAACTTCCAAATAATGTAGTTCTAGATAAGGCTTGCGCTCCTTTACCAACAAACCCAGTTGCAGCCATAACAGATAAATCTAAAGGTTTAGCTAATGAAAATAGCATTTGAGCACCTTGGGCAAAATATGATGGGTCATAGCCCTCTGGAAGCCCTGTATTTGGGTCGGTTTTATACTTTTCTTTTCCGTTTAAATATTTATAAGTTTGACCAGCCATAGAATTAATATATTGACTTTGGAAAAATTCTGGAGATATGCCCATAAATCCTTTTTCTGCAAAAGATTCTGGTATAAAATCAGCAGTAAGAAACCAACTACTAATAGAATCTGGGTCGGTTTTTACATTATTTAAATTTTGAGTATCTTGATAATTTTTTTCTGGTGGAGAAATAGGTATTTTATTCGGATTATAGCTTCCAATATGTGTCTGTAATGCTTCATCATATGACGGAATGCCAAATTGAGGATATCTTTGTCTTACATCTCCAATAATATATTCATCTGTCTTGTCTTTATATATTGAAGGAAGTTTTTCTCTCCAATAATCAGTAAATTCATTAATATTGGTTATTGATTGTCCCATTAAAAATTTAATTAATTTTAAGTACCACCTGCTGCTTTAAACCTTCTTGCTTCTTGGAGATTTTTATTTACTCCTTCATCTAGTTTAATTTGTTCTTCGATTTCATCAAGACTTTTTCTACCAGAAAAATAATCAAATAAATCCTTTGCTACTAAAATGCCTCCAATAGTTAGCATTAATATTTTTGTTCTTGCATCTCCTTTTGCAGACATGAAGCTTGAAGCCATTCTAGGACTAACAATATTAATTAATCGTGAAGCTTTTTCTATCATTGCTGGATTGTTGATAAATCTTCCTGTGAGCCACTTTGCAAAACCCGTAGCTGCAATTGTTCCTCCTACGTCTCCTACAAGTCCAGGTTCATACCCAGCAGTATCAAATACAAAATCAGAAATCTCACTTCCTACTTCATATTGTAAATAACCACTTGCTACACTTTTTGTGAAATTTACCATATTATTTTTTGTGAAGAAATTTTTAACAAGTTCTGGAAAATCTCTACTTAAAAGTCTCTTTAATCCAATCATATTCCATTTACTTTGATTTTCAAATCTCCATAAACGATGTATCATTTCAATTTGTGATTTTGTTGGATTCTTTGTATTGAATAATTGTTTGGCCATATTCAAATACATAGAAGGATTAACTTTTTTAATTTTATCACTTATAAGTTCGGGTTTGTTTGCTAATTGATTCCATCGATAGAAAACATCCTTTGCTGATATAAAATCTCCTTTAAATATTCCAGCTTTTTTTAGTATATCAAAAACCTCTCTTGCTTTTGTTGTACTTAAATTTTTAAGTTGCTTTGGTCTTAGTTTTAATTCATCTTTTAAAGTCTCTTTTGCTTTATTGAACATATCAACTGCTTTGTCATATGATTTTTGTTTTGTCTCTAAATTTTTAGTAGTCCTTTCAATCATAGCCTTGAATTTTGGACTTTTGAAAGCATCTATTTGTTCATTTGTTAAGTTCATAGCACTTGTAAGCCATTCTTTTTGGTTTAGAAAGGCATTAGCCATAGCCTTTCCAAATGCTTGTGCTTTATCAGTTTTAGAAAGGCCGTATGCAGATGCTAATCCTACTACTGTAAGCGTCTCACCCCACATGCCCCCTTCTTCATCTTTGGGAACATTGTTTATTTGATTGTCTAATTCTTCGTTATCGAGTTGAATACCGCTTTTTATATCGCTTGAAATTGCATTATTATCAGTAGTATCTACTACTGTAGTGTCCTTAACAGAGTCATCTTTCTTTTTAAGGACTGCTTTACCATCAATAAGCTCATAATTTTCTACTTTAAGACTTCCAGGATTAAGGCCTGCTTGTGATTCTAACTCAGCTAAAAGGTCAGGTAATTTTGCTTTATTAGTAATTTCTTGTTCATTTAATAATAAATTTCCTCTAGAGTCCATTGTGTAATCTTCTACTTTAAGACTACCAGGGGTAAGATTTTCATTTTTCTCTTTTTCTCGCAATAATTCCTCTAAAGTTTTATCTCCTTCGTCTTCATTGAAACCAGGAATTTGCTCAGGTTTCCATAATTCGCCTTCATCGTACCAATCATTTGTTAATAATCTATGTTGGTTGTTGTAAGTTTTAGCTGCTAATTCATATTGACCCTGCATTGTTTTTAATTCCGAAATTTGTTCTGGAAGCAGCACTTCGCTTGGGTCAAAGTTATTAAACTTTATTATATCGCTATTGACATCAACACCTGAATCTCCTACAGTGTTCCCAGCGGATGCACCTGATAGCAAATTAGCTATATTATTATATGATTCTTGATTATATCTAAATTTAGTTGAAGCATTTGAAATCATAGATTTATAATTAGTCTTAAAACTTTGTACATCTCCCATAAGCATATTGCGTTTCACATCATTCATTAAATCAATTGTATAATGGTCAAGTTCGCCAGTTGTAGGGTCAAATACCTGCCAAGTTCCTTCACTTTCTTGTAATACTGTTGAAGCATTTGTCAAATTCATCAATCTTCGATTTACAGCATTTTTTAAACTTTTTGGAGTATAGCCTTTTGCAAGATTTTGTGGATTATATTTATTTAATTCTCCTTGTTCAATATGATATAAAAGATTATTCATTTCATTCATTTTGCCTACAATTTCTTCTTCACTTAATGAAGTCAAATTAGCAAACAGCTCGTCTTGATTTCCTAAAAGTTCATCTTGTATTCCCGCTGCTTTTATAAATGCATTATCAGCTTCTTGAAATGTTCTAGTTTTTTGCTCATATATAGGCATAAGATTATATTCTTCAAAACCAGACAAGCCTGTTTCTGTACTATAATTAGTAATCAATGATTTCATATTACGAAGCTCATTTAAAGAACTCGCATTTTCTATTCTACTCCCCAATGCTATATATTTATTAGTTAATCTTTTTTCTTCTCTTGCTTCATTTTGTTGCTGAATATTTGAAGCTTGCATCAACATGCCTATAGCACGATTAAATTCGTCTAAGTTTCCATTACTCATTTATTTTCCTATGCTTTTAATTCTAACGCTGTTTGTCTATATTGGTCAATTGCGCTTTGTAAACCACCATATGATTTATCTCTACTTGTTAATTGTTGAGATAGTAAATCTGACATACTTTTTCCATATACATCTCTTGCTTTTCCAGCAAATCCTTCTTGGCCAATACTTCCTGCAAATCCTCCGAATCCTTTACTAGCAGCTGCGCCTGCCATTGATTGAATAAGCTCACTAGCTCTTGATGATGAACCGTAGTCCATTAGTGGAGAATAAGTCGAAGGTAATATTGACTGCAATAAAGAATCTGAAGGCGGTGAAAACATACCTGGAGTAACATCCACTCCATATGTCGCTCCTATACCAGACGAAATTGCCTCTGGAGTCAAATTTTCCAAATCCTTAAATGTGGCATCTTCACCAATAGTTCCTGTTTGTCGTAACATTTGTATTAATTCTTGAAAGTTCATTCGTTTTCTCCGTTATATTCTAAATTTTTCACCTGGGTCTGTAAACATGCTTCCTATTGCTTGTTGAAACATTGGCATAATACCAACCCAATCCATTAGGTCTAAATCTTTTAAATCAAGAGCCTTTCCTTCTTGTAGATTTTTTATCCAAGATGCTAGCTCTGGTTTATATGAATCTGTGGGCGTGATACTTTGTGCTAAAGAAACAGGTTCAGTTCTTGTCGATGCATCTTTTATTATTGATGTAAAATCTTGATTTCCAGAAAATGAAGGAATATTCGTTTTTGGAAAATTAATCTTCCCTCCACTTGGAGTAATAGCTAAAGTTTTGCTATAATCTATTATTCCTTTAGGTGATTGAGTAAAATTAACATTGCCACTTGAAGGTTTTATATTTGGAGGCGTATATTGCGTTATGGGCTTAGTAGTCTTGAGGTCGAATCCAAAATCAGTTTTAAATTTTGGAGCATCAGTCAAACTTTCAGTTAAACTTTTGCCGCCTTCAACTAATTCTTCACCTTTAATTATATCTTTTCCTTTTTCTATTCCTCCAAGAGAATCTGCTATTGTGCCTATTGCAAAGTTTGAGAGCGCTTTAGTCCCTGCTTTTAATGCGATATCTCCTGTGCCTACTTTTTTACTTCCAGCTTCAGCAAGATGCTCCTCAAATGTTGCTTTTTTATATCCTTTTTGAGTACCTGTTAGTCTTTTTAATTTGCTTATTAATTTATCATAGGCTCTTTTTTCATCATATCCTTCTATAGTTCCACTAACTGCTCCTATAATTCCAGAAGTAATTGGGTCAGTAAGCATAGAAATTACATTTAGAGTATCAGTAACTGGCTTATTTTTAGTGGCTCTTTTTTCAGAACCATACCAAACTCCACCAAGTAGCTCTTGTAATGATTCTAATCCTATTGCTTTTTGAAGCCTTGTTTCCGAAATAGTTGGCATTCCTAATCCCTCTAGCCCTGCTTTTAAATTTTGTTGAGGCCTTCTCATTTGATATGCTGATAGGTAATTCGCCATTTAATCTCTCCTTTTTTCTAAAATTCTTCTCTTAAATATATTAAATAATATCGTTATATACAAATCGGTTGCCATTTTAAAAATTGCACCCAAAAAATATTGAATTATCTGTTGCTGCTACACCTGCCCCATAATTTAATCTTGGGTCTCGACTTGTTCCTGATTGAGCATCTGTATACCAACCACTTACTGCACTATCTCCTAAACTTGCAATATCTAAAAAATCGTGGTCATATTCCATAACACATACCTTAAAGGTGTCTAAACTTACCATATCTGCTAAAGCAGTTGCATTAAAAGTAATAGCATTATATCCACTTGTAGTCCAAGTTGATATTTCTGAAGAATATGCCAATCCACTAACTCCTGCAAGTGTACCTGTGCCACTAGCATCTGAAGCTGCAAGTTCTGTTGAAGCATTATATATAGCATCATAATCAGCAGTAGACATTCCACCATCTGCATCAGCAGTAAGAGTGCTTTTCACAGCAATAAGGTCGCCTGAAGTCCATAGCCTTCCATATAATTCAAGTTTACAATAAGTAGGTGTAACTGATATGCCTGAAGTATCAAATTCAAAAAAAGCTCTTGCTATTGCTCCAAGCGATGAACCTCTCGCTGATATGTAATCTATAGCAGCTCTTCCAATAGTGTTGGATGTATTAATTGTTGTGCCTGTTGTTGCTGACCTTGCATCTACAAAATTATTCCCAAGTCCAACCCATTGAATCCCTGCATCTCTTGTAGGATATATATATGCCATTATAACTCAACCTTTGGCATATAATAACTAGAAGATATATTTGTATATGAATTATTATCAGGATTTACAGATATTTGTTCATAACTAACTGAATCAAATGAATTTGGATTATATTCTTCTTCATTATTATTCCAATAAGTTATCTTTGCTCCATCTTTAGCTTTATCTAATACAAATGATTTAAAATTATTTAAATTATTATCTCCAAATGTGTCTAAAAAGATTCCATCATAAATAGATAATCCATCTACATCATACCAATCTCCTTCAATAATAACAACATTAGGTTTATCTTCTGCCCACACTTTTAACTTTTCAATAATCTGTGGGTGTATTTCAACTATTGTATGAGAATTAACATCCTGTGCCTGTATATAATCTGCACAAATACCCATACCAAATCCTATCTCAAGTATATCACCTTTATTGTGACATATAAATTCTGCACTCTTTTCCATAATAGGTGCTTCCCAATCCATCATCACTTCAAGTTCCAAATAATTACTTATATCTACTATTTTATTATCAAAAAACTCTAATATATTATCTTTAAATGCCATTAGAATTGAAAGTCCAAAGTTGCAACACCATAAGCTATTTCATTATCTGCATCCCAAAATATTGAAATAATATCAACGTGATTAGCATCTGTTGTTAATGTGGGGTTACTTCCACCTGCAAATTTAACTGTTGAACTACCATTTGCTGCTGCACCACCACTATCATATGCTAAATAATTAGTTATAAGCCTACTTCCTGTTCCATCTTGTTTTAACATTAATACAAAATTCCCTGAAGTTGCAGGAAATGAAAGATTTAAATTAGTTATGTTTCCACTTCCAAAAGTTACAAATTGTTTATTACCATCTTTAAAATATACATTAGTATTAGTTCCATTATAAGTAGGTGTAACTAAATCAAAACCTACACCACATCCATCAAACTCAACGTGACCATCAGGTTCTATATTTAAATGCCCAGCAGAAGCAGCAGTATCTTTTGTTTGTATCGTTGTTTCAGCATTTGCTCTTACATCTATAAGAAAATAGTCATCTGTACTTGCACCACCTGCTTCAAACATCCACATTCTTGATTTTGAAGCTGTGGCATCAAGTTTTATAAATGTATCGCCATCTGTTTTTAGATGTATCTCCTCTCCTGCTACATCTAATGTTATATCTCCACTTGAATCAAATGTTAAATCACCTGATATAATTGTATCTAAAGATGATATAGTTAAATCCCCACTTGAATATGTAACATCTGATAAATCATTTAATGCACCGACATTACTTGTTCCTGCTCCTATATCTGACCTTACTTCTGATGCACTTCTTCCTTCAAATGTTGTTCCGTTAACTCTAATAAAATCATCATCTACTATACCAGCCCCACACTTAGTAATATTAGTATCAGATATTCCAAATGTTAAAGAAGCCTGACCACCTATATAAGATAATAAATTAGCACCTGTAACATATTTAACAGTTCCGCTATCACTTGTTAAAAATTTATCAGTATCACTCCCTACTTCAGATATATTATTTATTGTTAAGCCACTACTACTTAAAGCGGCTAAATCAGCGGAATCATCTTTAAATGCAATATCACCCCCACCTGCATTTAATTCTATATCTCCATTAGAATCTAATGTAAAATCTTTATTAGTATTATATTCTTGTTTTGTTAATGTAGCATCCCCTAATCTTAATTTATTAACAGATAAATCTCTTATTGATGTTTTCTCTAATTTTCTTAATTCTTCAAGTTTGCTTGTAGCATACCATTCTCCCCTTGATTTAACACAAAGATACGAACCCTTTCCTTGAATAGTAGATAAAACAATATCTCCGTCTTTTCCTAATGATTTAGATGGAAGGCTTGATAATACTCTTGTTCTCGAAGCCTTATTATAAAGCTCTCCTGACATTATTTTACTCTTTTTGTTCTGTAAATAATAGAAAAATCATTGATTTCAAATCCACTAAGAAGCGTTGCAGTTCCTGAAAATTCTAATTGAAATGAATATATATTATTAATAGATGATGGTGGTTTTAATATTGCTGTCGTCCATCCGCTTGATGCGGTTAGTCCCGTTGCTGCTGCGTAATTCGTACTATTATCACTAAATGCCGTATAAGATGTCCCTCCATTTGTTGTATATTTAACAAGAATATTTGAATTACTTCCAGAGCCAGTTTTATAAGTAACGTAAACTTTATATATCTTTTTTCTTACAGATGGTTGACCAAAATCATAATCTTTTGTTTTGAAATTAAAAACATCATTTGTTCCTGCACTATTTACAACAGGAGAATCATCCCATTTATATATAGCGTTAACAACTGGAGATGATTCATTTTTTGAATAATATAACACATCTCCATTTTTATCATTAATAAGATTGGAATGAGTTATAGTACCTCCTGCACCTGTATCTGATAATTCTTTTTGGAAACAAAATGTCCATCCTTGTGAAACAAAATCATATTGCCACACAGTAGGGAAAGAAGTATTAGCATAACTATGAACTCTCCAAAATACTAATAATTTTTTTGTTGATTTAATATAAGCTATTGCTGGAATATCTGAATCAGATACAAGCCAATAATTATTACTAATAGCTGATTGAAATGATTCTGTTCCTATTTTATTATCAATAAGATTTATTATTTTTTGCCCATTATATATATAACATCCACTTGAATTTGCCCAAGCAATACCAAATGGAGTTTTTGTTACTTGACATTGTTTTGCAACTCCAACATTATCAAATATGTCTTCAAGAAATTCATATTCTCCAGATGTATTAATAACGAATACTTTTCGCTTTTTAAACTGCAATAATTTATCTTTATAGTATTCGAGAGCTGTTATTTCATCTCCATCATTAATTTCAACATCAATAAAATTTGTAGATGGGAGTACATTGTATTTGCCTATTACGGATTTAATCATTCTATCACCATAAACAACTCCATTTTGCTTTATATTTCCAACATATAACTTATTATTAGCGACAACTGATGTTTTATATCTACATGTTAATAGATTGTTATTAGTTAATAATCCATCATCTTGCGATACAAAAGTTTGAGATTCATAGCTATCAATTTCATTATAATTAGCCAAATGTTCTCTTTCTAATGTCCACATTCTACATTGCTCATTTGGTTTGCTTGCTCCATCTACCTTTTTATTTGATGTAGTTGAATGCAATAATCCAGTTTCGTGGTCTACAAAAAATTGTAAATACCATACATCAGATTCATTGCTCTTCATATAAAATTTTGTTTTTTTAATAAATTTATTATGCAATATACTATGAGCAATATCAACTGTTATTGTAGGAGAATATCCTAATGTTATTGAACCAGCCCCACTAGCAGAAGAACCTATTTCATCATTTTTATTTTGATTTAATGCTGATTCTTCATCAAATATATTCACACTTGTTGTTGCTATTCTAAATACTCTTTCACCCCATCCAAATGCCTCAACTCCAGAAGGAGCTGCAAAATTAAAATTAACAATACAGTTATCATCAACTGATATTTGGTCGGTTTGTGTTCCAGTATCATAACTTGAATCATAAAATTCAACATTAAGCTGCTCAACTATAATTCTTTCCCATCTTGCTGCCGTTGGTGCGTGATTGTCTCCTGGTTGCCAAGTAGTATTTCCTGAGGTTCCGCCAGTGTAATGAGCCGCACTACTATTTCCTATTTTTCGAAAACATAATTTTGTTGTATTGCTAAAACCAAGTGGTTCTACTGTGACTATTAAATCATCCGTTGATTTGATGTTGTCACTTTCTGGAAAATCGATAGTTGTTTCACATATAGCTGTAGCTTTTGCCATTTTTTCACCTTCCCCTCCTTCTTCAAGTGGAGAATTAAATGTTCTTGGAATAGTGCTAGAAGAAGATTCATGATATTTAACCCCACCTTCATGGTCTCCTTTGCCTATTTCAACACTTTTAAAAGTGCCTTCTTGTTGAGGGAAATTACCAGCTGGATTAGACGATGGTGTATGACCTCCATCACATGCTATTTGCTGATAACTTATATCTTGACTGCTTGTATTAAGGTAAGTTGTATTTATAGTTCCATTAGTTATAATTTCACTATTAATGGGATTTCCATTTTCATCTTCATTCTTTAATTTCCAAGCTTTAATCTCAAAATAATGAACAGTTTCATTTTTTAATTTATTATCATTGCTATCTGAAAATCTGCATTGAAACTCGTGACGAAATCTTAAATTCACTTTTGCAACATTTCCAGCTCCTGAAAAAGTATCATTCATTCCCGCAGTTGTATTTACGGCATCGTTTCCTTGAATCCAAAATAATGCAACAGGGATTCTTCCAGTAGCACTTCTAAAGCCATTATTATCATCACCATCATCTCCAATACCTCTTGTAGTTGGATGAGTTGTAGAATAATCGGTTTCTGTATCTAGCAAGGCATGAATCCCGCCAATTGTATCTGAGGGGGTTCTTGCAGTTGTTCCTGAATTTATATCAGTCGCATATTGCAAAAGTATTCCAAAAGTATCTATTCTATCCATATCCCAATTTGTAGAACGACCATCAACAACTATAGCTCCTTTTCTATGTAATCCAGAATACAGTGTATTTATATATCCAACACCATCAAAAACACTTCCAGAAAATCCATCAACACCCTCACTTTTAGCTATAACACTAGGAGCTGTTGGAAGACTATATTGCTGAAACCTCCAACCATAATCAAAATATTTATTTAATAATCTTCTACTATATCTATATATCAATAAATTGGGATTATCATTTGCAAAATTTGAATCAGATATTTTGAGCATACCATTTATATAATCATACACAGGTCTAGAATTTAATCCCGCCCACACTATTGATTTCTTATCCCAATTTTCAGTTGCCTCAGAATACATATTAATAGAAGAATTAGATGCATTATTATCTGTTAATAATACAATATTATCTGTTTCTTCTGCCACAAGTCTTATATTATCCACATACACAGTTTGGCTATTTGCAGATGTTGTACTTCCATCGGTTGCTACTGCACTTGCTCTATGTGCGGCATAACCAAAATTAATTCTTAATTTCCAATTAGCACTATCAGCAGTTCCTTCTGGCACTTTAAATCTCATTGAGTAAGTGCTCCAATTTTTGATACCCTCTGATAAATATGGATTAGCTCCAGTTCCATTATAAGACATAGTAACTAAATCATTTACTGCTCTTCTAACCCATGCCCCAGAAACCCTTGCTGTGGAATTTGCCTTAATTGGAGCAAATCTTATTTCGGTATCTATCTCTGTTCCTGTAGATGTAGGAACAGTAAAATTCACATATTTAAATTGTTTTTTGCCAAATACTTCAAAATTATCAACTTCTTCATTTACAAATTTATATGTTGTTTCTCCTCCTGTTCCTGGAAGAATCTGCCAATCAATTATGGGAACATCATTATCTGCATCATGAACAGAATAAGCTATTCCATCAGTTGATGCATATACAAATGAAAAATGATGAGGGGTATCTTCTAATAAATCCATCTCTGTACTTTTCATATATGCAGATGGGCCACTTTCATCAAATGTAAAACCTTCAGCTGATACCATCTTTAATGTTCCATTACTATCTCCTCCAAAGCAGTTTGCAGATGTGTCTTCTGTCGGTGTTAAATGACTAGAACTATCTACTTCAGTCCATTCATGATTTATATCATCATCAAAATCTCCATTAGCAAGATAATTATGCCCTAATTTAAGATATGAAGCAGATGTTGTAGATAATAAAACAGGTTTTTCTCCATCTGAAAATAATCCTAAATCTACATCATCATTATATAAATATACCCACGGAACTATGTCAAGTATTGATGTTACAGTACCATCAGACACAACGCCATCAGATACATGTCCGTGCCATTTTCTTGCTGCTGCAACATCAAAAGAGAATGAATATTCAACCCCTGCTTTAAGTGTTAATGATGAAGAATCGTTAGCTTTGCCTCTATATTGTATCCATCCTAATGCTGCGCTGTTTCTTGATGATATTGTCGCTGTTTTTGATATTAGATAATTATTTGTTTCATATTCGCCACTACTAGATATGCCTGCTGGATAATTTGTTGTACTTCCATCTGTAATCCAATCAATATCAGGAGCACTTGTACTTGAACCAAAACTTCCATTGGCAGCTTCATCTGGCCCCCATCTATAAATTCTATATTTAGAGTCTGTGCTTAGACCAGAAGCAAATGCTTCGTGGCTTAAAGTTCTATCGGAATAATTATAATCTGTAATTTGTCTTGTTTGTCCAGCTTGAGTTCCTTCATATATAAATAAACTCATATTATTGTAATAATCATTAGCTAAGCTGTAAGTATCTGTGGCCTCTAATACAAAAGATGTAGAATTAGTAACACTTGAAACTGTTCCTGTTTCGATTCCTACGTTGAAATCTGAATCAAGATAGTTGAATGTATAATCAGTTGCAAAACTAAATAAACCATATCCAGTTTCTTGATTTGAATTGCTATGAGATGTTAATGTAGATATACTTTGCTTTCCTCCTCCTGTATACCTTACAATACCAGTTTTATCTAAGGCTGCATTCCAATTTTGAGCAAATTCATTATCTTTAATATCTCTTGCATCTGAAAAAGAATTAACACCTCCTCTAAAATCTGTTATTTTTAATACTTGTTTAGGCATCGTTTAATGCTTTTTTAACTTCGTTCCATATCTTGTCATCTAAGTCATTTTCACTTCTTCCAACGACCCAGTCACCTAATTTTAATAAAATAGCTATTAAAACTTTTTGACTCAATAACCTTGTTGCTACGGCTGTTAATATTGCACTCATACTTTCTCCTATTTTTTATTATCATTTTGATACATCATGTATCCTAAAGCAAATGTAGTCATAAAACCTGTCATAAAATAAATTAAGTCTCTTATTAGGCCCATTAAATCAAACTCTAATAAAAGACCTTCCATCAGAGTAGTATTCCTACTAATGTAATTGCAACACTTAATATTGAAAATAGTGTTGCTCCTATTGCTTTTAATTTTGTTATATTATTTTCTGCTTCATTTAAGCGTCCATTAACTTTTTCTAAATGTTCAAAATTTGCATCAACTTTTTCTTTTATATACATAAGATGTGTCATTACACCATCTCTATAATCATTAATATTTTTTGTTTTCATTTCTCTCTTGCATTCTTAAAAATTTGTCTTTGAGTCCATTTCCACTTAAAGCTGCTATGATTTCGACTAATGTTCTATAGCTGTTTTCTAATCCTTTTTGCTCTAACTGCATTTTTTTCTGTTGGTCTATTAACTTTACAAGTATTCCTGTGAGAGTATCAAAGGAACTTCTCATTTCTTTAGCTAGTTCATCTTGAATAAACTTATTCTGTTTCCATATAAAGAAACCGAAAGCTATTGCAACTACTACGGGAATACCATATTGCTCTAGTATGTTTAACCAATCCATAATCTACTCCATAAAAATAATCCAAGCATTACAAGCTTATCTAATAGCCATAAAAATACTATAAGAGCATTTGTTTTCATTTTTAACTTGCTATTATTATTTCTAAATCACATGCACCTGTATCAGCTGTTGCCTCCATACTTACTATATCTGCATTAACAGCTCCTGCATCTGCTGCATCTGCTGCGCTAAATGCCGTTTTGTGTCCCCATATAACAAAGCTATCACCTGCTGCTAATTTTAAAGCAACCTCATCAGCGTTAGCATCAGTTATTCTCAAGGTCACAAAATTACTACTATCGTGATTTGATACTCTTACATATTTAATTAAATCTTCATCGAAAGTACTTCCAGCCACATTTGATGCATGAGTAGTATATAAAGTAATTTCAGATGTAGGACATGAAATAACTCTTTTAAATATATCATTTACAGTTATTGTTTGTGCTATAGATGTAGCCGTATCCATCACAGTTGTTCCAACATCAAGGGATTCGGTTATAGTTATAGTCATTGTTCCTGTGGCTATTGCCATTTATTTCTCCTTATTTACCATCTATTAATTCACCCCATAAAGAGGTTTTACCATTTATTATTTCTACAACTTCAACTTTATAGTCTCCGTTCTTATAAAAATCAATTATTGCGAATGCATGATTCCAATTAGTTAGCCTTCCGCTAAGCCAATCTTCATCAGCTTCTATATCTTTCAAACAACCCAAACTCCAAGCACTTATAGTTCCTCCTGCGGTTGTTTTGGTAAATCTTTGCAAATCGTGTGTATGTCCATACATTATACTTTCTCCATACATATCTAAATGCTTAAAGGCGTGATATTTAGGAACATATTTGCCGTGTGTGAAATTAAGTTTTCCAATCTTTAATAACTTCTTTCTATTGTAGGGATGATATTCATATCCTCTTTCTTTAATTTTTAAAGCATTTTCAGTTTTGTATTGCTCTAAATAAGGATACCTTACTACAAACTTATCAAGCCAAACTTCGTGATTACCTTGAACAAAATGTCTTTCTTTACATTTGACTTTATCAAGGGACTTATCTATTATATCCATACCCTTATTAACATCTTTTACATCTTTGTTTAGCAAAGGAATTAAATCTTCCATAGGTTTAGCACTTCTTCCCTTCCAATAATGAGAACTGAAATGTTCCCATTCTCCAGTATCTCCTAAATCAATATATATATCTGGCTTTACAATTTCAATAGCCTTACAAACTATCTTTATTGCCTTTTTATCGTGAATTGGAAAATGTTTATCTGGCGTAACAATTGCTCTTTTAATAGCACTTTTTTGTCTATTGCTCATATTTACCTCTATTTCAAAAAACTATTTTTTATCTTTTTTTTCTTTAAGCACCTTTTCACATAATTCGATTTTGCCTTGAAGCTTAATAAAGAGTTCCTTAACTTGCTCTTGTTGTTTTTTATACAACTCGAGTTCTTTTTTAAAATCCATTATTTCCCCTTATTTATGATAAATGGTATTTTATTGTTACAGAAGCAGAATAATCAGATGCTACTGACGAATCTACTCTAAAAAATGCTAATATAGCTTTTCCTGATGATACACTTGAATAACTACTATCAATTGTAAAAGTACTTAAATATGTTTGCTCATTTCCAGCATTTGTAACATCTGAATTTGATGCAATAATTTGTCCATTTGCTAAAGTAGATGTTGAACCAGAAGTATAATCAAATGACATTAAATGCATTCTTGTTGTTCCTCCAGTAGCATTATCTGCTCCCTCTAAAGAATATACAGCATCAATAACTATATTATCAGGGACATACCATATCATTGGTGATATTTGTCCAGCATATTGAGTATCTGTGTCTGCAGTTGTAAACGAAGTATCTGGATTAGTTCCTGTACCAAAATCTACATCGGATTCTGAACTTGTTATATAAGGCGAACCTTGAAATGGTAAAGGATAATGAGTATCATAAGTATAATGAGATGCTCCGCTATATCCTATTCCAAAATAAGCATACAAGCTATATCCACCAGTAGTATTTGTATTTCCATCTGTTGTCCATGCTGTTGAATTGTAAGCCATATATATCTCCTATAATCTTGGTACTGCTAAAGAACGCACACCTGTTTTTCTTAATGGATATTGTTTTATCATTTTATCATACATTGCTCTAAAATATTGAGCTTTTTCTAAATCTCCTAAATCTTCAAACAATCTTGATTTCATATAACATACTACTGCTGGATGTAATCCAGAATCAAGTCCTCCATCTGTTTTTAAATCATCTGTTTGAGCATCAATTGTTTCATACTTAGAATGAAATGTTATTCTTAATCCGCTTGAAACATCACTTCCTTGATAAGTATCATATTTTTCTTTAGTTCTTTCGCCTGATGTGCTAGTTGTATCTTGAGCTAATATTGCAACTCTACTATCATCATTATACCAAGCAAAATAAGTATTTGGATATGTTCTTTTATTTGTTGCCATAATTAATCCTTATGTTAATGAATCATCAGTTGATTCAGTATCGTTTCTTAATAATCTATGAGGGTCTGCAAGTTTAGGTATCATTATATATCTATCATTTGTATCTTTTATTTCTACTTTTGTAATATCAATTACTTTATCTGCTAATTCATACCATCTCTTATAACCCTCTAATGTAGATGTTGATGATACCATATAATTTCTTTTATTTGATGCAATATCATCCATTGCATCATTAATCAATTGAAACATATATTGTTCTGATTGTCTTCCAAACATTTTTTCAATTTGTTCAATAATATTTTTAGTTGTCATTATTTATCTCCTTGTTGCTTTGGAGGAACTATACTTCCATGCTGTAAGGCAATAATTCCTTCTTGATATTCAGCTTTCAATGAAGATAGTATCGGAATATATAATTCAACATCTTCTTCAATCGCTAATTGATATTCAGTTGCTATAATAGCCGCCCTTAATAAAACTAAATTTTCAGCTTCATCTGGGAAATTGGTAATCGATGTTGCAGTTTTAACGTTTATATTTGACCCACTTCCATCTGCATCAAACACAGGGTAAGATATATGCATTATTTTAGCAGGCTGATTTGAATCGGGAGTAGGCTTCACAAATAATGTTGGATTTCCTGAAGAATTGCTTTCAGTCCAATAGACTGGGTCTGTCGCTGTCGCATAATGAAGACTACTTGAATCATTAGCTGAATCTGCTAACAAAGGAGATATTTCTCTACATCCAATATAGTAACCAGAATTAGCATTTTCACGAGTTACATAAAGTATTTCTCCTACTCCATCTAAATCCATAGTTGTATCTGTATTTCCAATATATAAATTAGTAACTTTGCAGCATTTTTGTTTTAATTTAAAAGGAAGGATATTAACAACTTCCTTTACTGCCACATTCATCCATTCAGCTGTAACGTCATCGTAATTCTCGCCTATTTCTGATGCGCTTGCACTATCTCCATCAAATCCTGTTAATGCGTGTATTCTTTCTCCAAAACTTACAGCCATTATCTACTATTCCTTTCTGCTATATCTTGGTCGATTGTTGTTTGACTAAATTCAACCTTTGTTTGTCCACTCCAAGTTGTCCTCATATTTATACTATCAGATAACTTACCACCTGCGCCAAACAACTTACCACACTTACATTCACCAATGACATTTTTAATAACTTCAATCTTATCACCACATTCACAATAATATGTTCTCATTATTTTTAAGCCTTTCCAATTTCAGAATATCCAGTTTTACCATTACCTGTATACTCTGTTTTATTTCTTTTTTTTGCATTTTTGGGAGGTCTTCCCTTCTGCTTTCCATATGTTCCTTTTCCGTATGGCATTATTTACCTCCTTGCTTGTTAATAATTTACGATTTTCATTTATATATTTCAACACCCTCTCTGCAAATTACCTACCATGGAACTTCTCCTGAATGCTTGATATGAACTTCGCTTTCTATTGTCGCATTATTGCTTCCAGCTTCATCATATATTGTTGTACCACTTCCTTGCTCCTTACCATCTCCCATTCTCCACCAATGAATTAAATCTCCAGCAAATGGGCCTTCCTTATGATTAAATGGCTCTCTACCATTATAAATAGTTCTAACTTCAGATGCATTTAATTCTCTTTCATATATAGCAAAATCATTTATTTCTCCTATAAAACTAAATCCAAAATGAGAGGGCTTCATAGCTGAATCCAGAGTGCCACCACTTGTCGTCATAGATAAAGGAACTCCATCTTGATAAAATTGTCCAGTTCCATCTGACACAGTTGTAAATGCAAAATGATACCACTTATTTACAACTTGTTCAGTTAATGTTCCAACTTGGATTTTATTATCTGTGTCTCCTTCCATATATATGGTATTATTATTATCATGGAATATAAACCAATTATCATTACTATCTACATCATGAAAAACTCTATCCCAATGGTCAAGTGAAGTTCTTCTTGACCACCATGAAAATGAGTAATATCCATCATGTGTATCCAAACTTAATGCTGACCCTAATTCTAAAAGTTGATTATCGCCTGGAGAATTAAAGTTTAATGAGCGATTATCTTGGAAGCCAGTTCCACTTGTTGATATTCTTCTTGATGTAAACATTAATCTTTAACTAAACCTAATCTAATATCAATATTAGTCGCAACTGAATGGTCTCCACTTGCTGCTCCTCTGCATACACCTGCACAATATATACTTTGAGTACCAGAAGCAGCCTTTAAAACAAGACCTATATTATTTTTTGTTGCAATTTGAACATCAACTAAATCAGACCAATTTGATATAGAAACATGTCCCAATAATACTGCTGCATCTGCATTATCTGTTTCAGAGCTTCCACCCCAAGTTAATGCTGCTCCAGCTGTTCCAAGGTCTTTAGTTACCTGGAAGAATAATAAATCAAATGATACAGTTTGGTCTCCTTTATGAAAAACGCTTACTGATTGCAATATTGATGAACCTCCACTAACTGCTACTGCATTTTCTATTTCTAAAGAATCAAATAATAAATCTCCATCAGCATCTGTAGAACCTGTTGATACTGTTGGGGTTACTGTTATTAAATCAACATCCATTTTGTTGAGTTTTTCTGCTACGGTATATTTGTGTAATTCTGTTTGTGCCATTTTATTCTCCTTTATTGAGTGTACTTAAAGCTCTGGCTTGAGCGTGAACGTACTCTTATTATTAAAATTTTTAGTAGATTCGGGAGTCGCCCTTTATACGACAACTCCCATAGTTCTACAAGACTATTAAACCTTATTGATTCGGTTTATAAATACATGAACACAGCAGTAAATTTAACTGTTGTAGCTGCAGTTGCAAGGTCATTAGCAAGAGGCTTTAAACTAGCGTATAAAGTTCTTTCAGATGCACTATACAATGTAGCTTCAATAGCTATAGCTTCACTTGTTGCTGGTCCTCCAATAACACCTGCGTCTTCTACAGAAGTAGAAAGAAACGCATTTGCAGCATGTCCATTAGAATTTGCAATAAGTCTTAATGGAGCATTGGCTGCCCATGTTACTGCTGAACCACCATCATCAAGTATAGCTTTCTCGTTTACCAACTGACCACCATATGCTGATGTGCCTAAATCAAAATCAACGTCATCACCACTAGCTCCTGCTGTCACAATATTACCTGCTGGAACCGCCCATAGGTCTTTCAATATTGTTCCTGCTGGCTGTTTGATTTCAACAGTTGTTACTGCCGCAGCTGTAACTGCAATTGTGCCAGTAGTTTTAGATACTGCAGTTAATTTATAAGCACCATCTGGCCCAAATTGAATAAAATCTGGGTCTATTTGATAGTCATTACTACTCTTATTATTTACATCGCTTCTCATGATTAGAATCCCTCCACATTAAACAATGCGTGAGTTTCAGGAAGAGATACTTCAAGACCAGCTTCGGTCAATATCATATCTTTTCTTAAATCCTCATCAGCTTGTTGTACGTTAGTTGTAATTGAAGTGTCTCTATTAACACCATTACCAACAAGAGGTCTATATGAAACATGGTCAAGGTCAATTAACGCTAAATGACCAGATGCATTAACTCTAAACAACGGTTCTTTAACTAATGATAATGAACCATGAATAGTATCAATTTTCATAATTTGATGTCCAAATTGACCATTACTCTTTTCAAAGTTATATCTCTCTTCGCCTGCCATTGAACTTGATACAAATCCACCAAGTTTATTAAAATGAGATACTACTGGAAGACTAGCTAATCCAAGTTTATTTGAAGTGCCACCCCTTGCAGGGTCATATATAACTTCAAATGCACTTAACAAGTTATCATAAGTCAACTCACTTGATGCAAATGTTGCCAAATAAGGCAATTTTTCAGTATAACTCAATGAAGCAGATGATATATTAACAGGTGTTCCACCATTCTTAATAATATGACCTACAACACCATCAGTATATTGAATACCACCAGTCGAACCTTGCATACCAAAAAGCATTGCTCTTTCAATGTCAACTTTATGTTCTCTTAATTTAAGATTCCATAATCTTGCCCATTCATCAGCATAACCACGATATACAGTTGCTCTAGCTGTATTAGTCATTTCACAAGCTGTTTTAAAGATTTGAGTATATCCATATCTATTATCAAGCTCTTGAGACCATACATCTGGAGCACCTGAACCCTGTTCATATGATGTTCCTATTACAACACCCTTACCTTCATCATCAAGTGCAGTTGTTGACCCACTTGAAGCAGCAATAGTTGTTACATTAATCGTAGTATCAGCTGCATTATGTTGAACTGAATTAATCCTAGCTGTAGCTTGTGTTATAGCTTCAACATCACCAGCACCACCACCTTCACTATTGATATTCGTAGCGAATTGAACAACCATTCCTTTAATAAGCCATTTAACATTTCCATCTGTGTCACTACTACCTGTTGCTAATTCAACAGTAATATTTCCACTGCTTTCTGCGGCTGGTAATGTTTGAACTCCATCAATAAAAAAACTTCTATCAGTAATAGATGTTTTTGTTCTATCTTCCAAAAATCGGAATTGACTATCCGAAGTTGGAACTTTTCCTACTTTTGACAGATATGTAAAAAACGGAGACTCTTCTGGAGCTAAATCAGCGACCCTATCACTAAAATCATACAGTCTTCTTGATGGGACTGTGCTATCAATAACTGCACCAGGAGTTCCGAATTTTACTTGTCCACTATTATAAGTAGCCATTTATTTCTCCTTAGTTTATATTATTATTTACAATACGTTAGCTCGACTACCAGCTTTTGTAATAGCATTCCACATTTCATCTTTTTCGCCTTTTCTCTCAGGTTGCTCTCCAGTTAAAACACCTGCTTGTTGAGGGGCACTCTGATTCTGACGAACTGCATCTAATGGATTGTTATTAACAGCTTGAGGATTTGTTACAGCTTTCCACATATTAATTGCTCCATCAACACCATATTCTGCAGGATTCTTTGCTGCAAACTCCATGAATGATTCAACTTCTTCTGGATTTAGTCCTTTTTGACTAAGTTCAGTTTTTAATTGACTCACTCCTGCTTGCTTTTGAAATCCTTGCATTTGTTGACTTACACCTTCATTGATAGACTTCTGTAGTTCCTGTTGTCGAAACTTATACGATTTAGATGCTGGGTCATTATAGGCTTCCCAAGGGTCGAACTCATCCTTATCCATAGAAACTTCATTAACAGTACTTGGCTGACCACTTGCCATTGATTGTATATTTTCAACAATGTCTGGACGTGATTCCAATAGTTGTCCTATTTGTTCATATTTCTTTAGATTTTGATTTTCAGCATATAGTTTATCCTTTTCAGATTGATGGTATTTAGCTTGCGCTTCCCAATCTTCAGAACTCTCTTGCTGTTGCTCACCGTTATCTTGCCCTACATTATCATTAACTTGACCTTGTTCAAGATTGTTATCTTCTAATGCATTATCCATTTTACTCTCCTTTTCTTTGCAATTTCTCTTGTTTTTCTTGAGTTTGACCACGCAAATGTGATTTCTCTATTTCGAGTTTAACTGCATTTTCTAGTTTATTAACCGCTTCTTTTGAAGCAGATTTTGAATTTAATTCTGTTTCTTTTAACTTACCTTTAAATTTCTCAACTTCAGTTCTCTTCCTTGATTGTATAGATTCTCTATGAGCCGTTTGTAAGTCTCCAGATAAATTTTTGATTTGTTCTTGAGCACCTTGTAATTGTTGTTGTAATTGTGCCACAATATCCATTCTTTGCAATATACCTTCTTTGTCGAATATATCTGTCTTTTTCAATGCTTCAGTTCTATCAATTAATCCAGCTTGATAGGCTTCCATATATATAGACCATTCTCCCCATCTATTTGAAGGCATTGTAGAATTACCAATAACATTAATATCATATTGACCAATAGTTAAATCGTTATGCATTTCTCCTATAGCTTGACTTTTATCATCATAGTAATTGACCATATATTCAGACATATCATTATTTGGTTGAACAACTCTAAATGTTTTTTGATAAGTATAATGTTCTTTTGCTAAATTATATACAACTTTCCCTAATCTTTTTAAACTTCCTTCAATATCTCTTAATTTTGATTTACTTCTTCTTTGTCCAAAATCTTCAAGCATCATAGTTGCTGATGATGTTTTTGGAGCAACTTCAGTATTTCCTTGCATCATTTCAAATATACCCATATTTAAATCAATATATTTCTCAATCATGGGAGGTAGATTCAATATTGAATTAGACAATGGAGATGGTTGCGGAAAATGAGGCTCCCCCATTGATGGGTCATATTCAATTGTTGCATTAGGATTTGCCCAATCTCTTTCTAATTCTTCAAGATTGTCAACACTTCCTTGCGGAACTAACAATTTCAATCCAGCAGACGATTGTGCGTGAGAAGTAATTAAGGACATAACTTTATTTAAATATCTTTGAAAATCTTTATTTTTCCTAACATCACTCATTGGATAAGGAGTATTTGTCCAAATATTTGGAATTGGTACAATTGGATATTTATCAGTATTTAAAATATATTCATATAATATTATTTGACCTAATACACAAGTAAGTTTAATTCTTGTTTGAAGAACTTCAACAATATCAATTAATCCTCTTTCGGCAGCCTCAACAACTTCTGGTTTTTGAATGAATATTTGCATATTTTTTTCATCAAGTATTCTTTCACTTCCATCTTGTGTGTTTAATATTCTGTAATATGGAACTTTTACTTTTGAGAAATATTCTATTAATTGATATTTTTCAGAACCTTCTCCGTGGTCATAATCTTTTATAACATCAGGGGTAAATGAACCTTTTGTTCTTGAATTTAATGCAGATGGATATGTTTCGTCTTCACTGTAACCTTCAATTTCATCAATTAGCATTTTACCATTTTCTTCATTCACTTCTCTTAATTGAGGATATAAATCTAATACTTGAAATTTTGTAAATATTGTAGATAACATCATACCAGATGCATCATCAAACCATCTGTTTCTTGCATTTGGGTCTACTACAACTCGAAAAGGGTCTGCGTAAGTAAATTTAACCTCACCTCTTCCGTAATCAGCCTCTCTATCTACATATGCATAAAAATAACCAAGTCCAGTCACAGTATAGTCATGTACGGCTTGCTTGAACACCTCATTACCATCAGAAACATCCCAAACATATTCCATTACAGATTTCCACACATTTGCAAGGTCACTATCAGAGTCCTCTCTTGGTGTTGCTGAAAATTTAGGAGGTTTAGATGTTATAATAGCTTTAAATTGCTCTATTGCAGAATAAAGCCTATCCATAGGAACAGATGTTTGATTCCTTGATTCAAGTTCATCAACTTCACTTTCTGAAAAATGATTTCCTAAATAAAAATCAATATCTTCACGTGCATGGTTTTCCCATTCTTTGCGGGCATCAGACCATCGTCTCCACATTTCTTTTATATATTCTACTTGTTTATTGGTCTCTATCATAACTGTTAATATAATATATTTTTAATATAATAATCAATACCTTGCTCCAGTCATCCAATTATATCGTTTTTTATTTCTTAAATTGCCTTTTGAATTATTCTTTTTTACAGTTCCAGCTGTTTTATTTCCCTTTGCAAATTGTGTTGATAACCAAAATGCATCTATAGTGTCATCGTGTGTTCCTTTTGGAAAATCGAGAAGTTCTCCAATAAATTCATGCATATCTTTCTTTAAATGCACAGCTCCAGCTTTAAACATTGGTTGCAATCCTTCAAATAATCTATCTTTTTTCTTTTGATTACCATATCCTTTAATTCCTTTTTCAATACCAGGTAAAAACTTTCCTTCCTTTTTGCTTCGTTTATAAACATAATCCCTTAACATTTCTTGATATGATATTGTTTCAATATTTATTCGTTTGATTTTTTTATATCGTTCAGCGATTTTAAATATTTCATCTGCGCATTCCATCGGTAATACCCTTTTTCTCCAATATTCAAGCACGTAATAATCAAATTCGCTAGTAACACCAATAACCATAATGACGCTATAATCATTCCTAGTCCCAAGAGTCGAAGCTGGGTCGACACCCATATATATATTAACATATTCAGTCCTTCCGTCTTCAAGTTTTATATACCATGATTCATATTCATCGCTAAATCTTATTTGACCTTTATAAAAGTTTTCAGTTATATCTTCTTCACTAAATATTTGGTCTTCAGGAGATTTTGCTTGGTTCATATACTCTTGATAGAATTTACTTGGAGTACCAGAGTCAATATAAAATTGCTTACGTTCTTCAAGTTTTTTAATAGGCCAACGTGAAGGCCATAATGTAGTACCATCGTCAAGAATAGCTTTATGTGTTTCAACTTTCCATGAATAATCTTCTCCAGTTTTTTCAGCAGCTTGTGAATTTCTTACCAAACCATTTAAAAATGAATCATAATGCACAATAGTCCCATTACACCATAAAAATCCACCTTTATCAAAATCAATAGCAGGATATACAGCAGCAGTTACCCAATTCTTTATATGTAATCTTGCTTCAGGAGTTTTAGTATTTAACTCTGATTCAAAGTCATCAAGTATAATTCCAGTATATCTTGTAGATAGTTGCTTTTTACCTCTAAGTCTTTGCGATGCACCCTTAGCAATCATTCTGCAATTATTACTTAATACAATTTCGTTTTTTGTCCACTTATCTCCTTGAAGGTCTCCGAAATAGTAATGGATTGCAGGATTAGAGTAAATATGGTTAGATATCCAATTAAGATTATCAATAGCTTGGTCTTGTGCCTCGCCAACCCAAGCGATAAATTCTGGACTTTCTTTTTTCGCAAATAAAAACCTATGTAATACTGCGGTTGCCGCTAAAGTTGATTTTGCGTGGTCACGAGGCAACACAAGAGCCAATTGTTGTATTTCTCTATTTAAAAGTAATTTTCCAACATTTACGTGGAAGTCGGGAGTTGCTGATGCTAAAAAGTCTTGTGGGGAGAAGAGTTTACCGAAAACGATAAGGTCATTAAAGGCCATTTCAAGTATCTTTTCATTTTGAGATACATCGCCATTAAGATTTAAATTTGCCATTATTTGTTTAGATTTTTCTTTATATCTTTTGAATAATTTTGAACTATTACATTTGTTTTTGGCAAACCTGTATACCAAGAAGTAAATTGCTCTATATTACCTTTAGATTTTTTTAATAGATTGCTTATTACATATCTAGTAGCAAACATAGCATCATCAGCATTATTAAAATCAGCTGTATAATAAGTTCTATTATCAGCTCCTTTAAATTTATCACCTTTCATAAATTCAATACCATAAATATCATACATTTTTTCAGATAAATTATCACTATAAATAATAGCTCCAGGATTTAAATGTCTTTTCGCTCTATCACTTGATTCAAATTTTAATATTGACTCCAATATAGCATTTGTGGAATCTGTTGGAATATTTGCAAGTTTATCTGATGCCGACCAATCCATTGAAAGAAGTTCTAAAAAATTTTTATTATATGAGTGTAATCCTTCTTCATGTTCGCTTAGTTGGTTAAGATAATCATTATATTCTTTGGAATTTAAATAATTCAATTCTTGTTCTTGTTTCTTTAAAAATTCTTCTAATAAATTTGCCATTTACTTCCCAAATAAGGAAACAATCTTATTTATAAGTCTATCAAAGATATCTGGAGCTCCTAATTGGGAAATATTTTTTTTAACTTGTGGCAAATCTTCAACTCTTACTGTGTCTGAAAAATCAGGCTGATGTTTAATTTGAAGCCTAAGAAGGTCATCCATTAATCTAAAATTTTCTTTCGTGCCAATACTTGGCATTAATCTCTCAATATATCTTTTATCGCCACCTTTTGTGAAGGCCTCATAAAGACGTGCTGAAAGATTGCCATGAGATGCCTGCATTATACTGTTAATTGTACTTTTGTCAATTTGATTCTTTATATTATTTTCTGTAATAAGCGAATCAATTATCGAATGTCCATTTTCTTCATTTCCCATTATTTAGTCTCCAAAATTTCTTTAAATAACTAAAAGCTATATCTTTTTCTGAAGGTCTTAAATTTCCTTTAAGACTTATTAATTTAGGTATAGCTGTTAATCCACCATAACCAATTTTCATGCCACGCCGCTGTTTAGTATTATTCTGTGAAATTAATCCATCAATCATTGAATGTGCATTTTCTTTCTTAACTCCTAATATCATATCTAATATTTGCGCCGCTGTCATTATCTAGTCTCCAAAATAATATCAGCCTCAGAAAACGTGCTAATGTTGCTATACGAGTAACACATGGGGATGTAAAGGGGACTTGCGGACACATTATCCGAAGCTGATAAATTGTTTAATATAATTTTATAATTTTTCATTTATGCTTTTCCTGTCTTAGAATCAGGTAGGCTAATATACGTAATATTTTCTTCAATATCAAATGTTGACCTACAGTATGGGCACATCCAGCCTTCAACTTCATTTTCTGTGTCAAGCAATCCTATTCTTTGTGTTACTTGGTCATCCCAATATAAGTCCTCGGCACATACAGGACATGGGTCGTCATTCTTCTTCGGAGTTTTCTCCGTGTGCCAATAATGTAGTTTCTTTTCCACCTTGCAATGCCTCCAGTTGTTTAGGAGTGAATCCTTGAAATACAGTTAATTGTTCTTGTTTTTTCTCTGTATCGAACAATCCAGCTATTTTTGATAGTGCTTCTAATGAACGAAGTCTATTTGCATCCCTGTCAGACACCTCGGCAATTGTTTTATATTGTCCAATAATCCATTCAGGCGAAACTCCTTCATCTTCTAGTATCTTTTTGATTTCTTCTTTAACCATTGTACGAATTTCCTCTTTTTGTAATAAAATATTTGATTTTTTCTTAATATATCCTTTATCCTTAGCCTGAGGGTAGGCTTTTTTATAGGCAGTTAGCACATCTTCACCCGATGCAACATATCTTGCAAATAAAAACTCTCTATTGTTCATCTTTCTATCTTTTGAACGTGAATATATCGCTTTATAGTTACCCGAAAAGGTATAAATGTTCTCAACAACACCGCCTTCACCATACATACGATGGCTCTTTTGTTCAACAATGAATGAACCGCACACAGTACGCATCATTGTACGCATCTGCTTGTAATTTGGGTGACTAATCATACTTTTCTTCAATATTTGACAAATATAATCATCATCAGTATATATCCAGTCACCTTCATCCCCCTCACGCCAATTACCCTTAACGCTATTCCCAGGATTCAATGCTTTGAACTCCTCTATGTTGTCATAGAGGTAATGATTAATTCCTTTGATAACTTTTAAATCCATAAATAAATATAAACAAAAATATCCAAAAATAAAAATACTTGCAAAATTGATATATTTGATTATATTATATATTTAATAGAGATAATATAGAGATACATAATAGAGAATCTCTAGTGAATATCTACCCTTAAATAAAAGAAAAAATATATAAAAAAGAAAAGTTAAGTCAAAAACCCAAAAAATAGCATTAGAATGTGTGTGAGTGTTTCTTTATGCGGGTGTCCCCCCTTGATTACCCCGTTAGAACTTTGATTTGGTTGAAATTATAATTTGAATTGAATTTTTAATTATTGTGTAGAAAAGGTTAAACAAATAAAAAAACCCCCCACTAATACAATTAATGAGGGGTTTCTATGCTACGCATTGCGGATATTTACTTAATCATTACAAGCTTCTTCAAACCTACTATAATTAAAATTAATATTATCTTTCTTTAATTCATTAGATAAATCTTTTATTAATGAACTCTTTAATATTAAATCATTAGGCATTAACTTGATACTATTATCTTTTATTACACGTGCTAACATTATATAATACTTTCTACTTAACATTATTCACCCCCTTTCTTACTTAAGTTAATATATCTACTTATTATGTTTTTTATTCTCATACCATTAATTTCACCGCCATATAATGTTTCAATAAATTTAACTATTTCCTCCGAACATTTATCAAGGTTATCATAATTTGTTTTATTTTTCAACCATTCATAATAACCCTCATT